AACTTGTTAATATGAAGGTTTTTAAAGAGGATTTGAGATGGCATCCCGAAACTAGAGGGTATGTAAGAAAAATATTGAATTGAAATAATCCGAGTGAAATATATAAATACACCTAGGAGGTATTTATATTATGATAATTTATAAGGTTACAAACAAAATTAAAGGAAAATGTTATATAGGTCAAACAGTAAAATCTTTAGAATATAGAAAATCATCTCACAAAGGTAGACTTAAAAGAGGTAAAAGGAATCATTATTTCTATAATGCTATTCGTAAATATGGTTGGGATAATTTTAAATGGGAAGTTATTGAAGAGTGTTCATCCAAAGAGGAAATGGATGAGATGGAGTTTCACTATATTAAGCAGTATGGTGTATTTGTTAAAGGTGTATATAATCTCACTCTTGGTGGAGAAGGTAATGTTGGTTGGATACCAAGTGATGAAATAAAAAAGAAAATTAGTGATGCTCATAAAGGTATGATATATGGTCCTATGTCAGATGAGCATAAGAAAAAAATAGGTAAAGGTAATAAGGGTAAGAAGAGAACGGAAGAAGAAAAAAAGAAGATGTCGGAAATACATTCTAAATTATCTAATACAAAGGAATATAAAGAATGGTTTATGAAAAATAATCCTTTTTTGACACCTGAAGCAAGAAAAAAAGCAGTAGAGAGAAGAAAAAAGAATGGATATAGTCATTCAGAAGAAACTAAAATGAAAATCAGTGAAGGTAATAAGGGTAAGAAGAGAACGAAAGAAGAAATTGAAATTATAAGAAAAACACATAGTAAAAAATGGATAGTTATAGACCCTAATGATAATGAATCTATAATAACAAATTTGACAGGTTTTTGTAGAGATAATAAATTGAGATGTAATAGTATGATAATGGTAGCTAATAAAAAATGGAAACAATATAAAGGATGGAGATGTTATAGATATGATGATACCTACAAGAAATAAATATGCTGAGGGTAAGGATCTTGGTCCTTTGGAGAAATATGATCCAAAAAAACATCCTGAGCATGATGATCCAAAGAAATATGTGTATTATAGTGTTGGTGGAAGTCCATTTGCTCATACAATAGAAGCTCTGAAAGCTAGTAATACCAAGGAACCTTTAAAAAACCTCTCGATATTACTTCATGATATTGGAAAGGGTGTAACATTCAATGATACATTACCTGGTAAATCATTCTCTTATCACGGACATGATGTTAAAGCTATTGGACTTATTGAAACTATTGCTAAGAGATTGAAAATGAGTAATAAGGAAAAGGAAGCTTTATTATATGCTGCTACTAATCATATGAAAATTCATATATTAAAGAAACTGAAACCTTCAACCATCTTCAAGTTAGTAAACAATGATAATTGGGATGTTCTGGTTGCTACTGCTTATGCTGATGAGTTCAGTAGAGGTGAACAGTTTATAAGTAAGTCTGATTTTGAGAAACTGATTGCTAATGCTGTAAAGATTAAAGATAAATGGGGTTCAAAGGAAGCAAAAAGGACTTTGAACCTTGTAAGTGGTGATCATATTATGGAATTATTAGGTATTGGTCCAAGTAAGAAAGTAGGTGAGATTAAGAAAAAGACTACAGAATGGATACTCGATACAAATACTAAGGATAGTAAATCTATTGATGATTATATAAGGAGTATTGGATAATGAAACTTGATAAATATTTATTGAATGAGAATACTTGAAAAAATATAAAGGAGGATAATAAAATGAAAAAAATAAGATTAATATTTATGATAATGTTATTTATGTTAATTGGTGCGGGTACAGTTTGGGGTGAAAGTATCAAATTAGTATGGGATGCTAATTCTGAAACTGATTTAGCAGGATATAAGGTACATTCAGCATTGGTTGATGGTGGACCATATACTTTAGTACAAGATGTTGGTAATGTAACAGAATTGGAACTTGATATGACAGGGAAAGCAGACGGTATTATATATTATATTGCTACTGCTTATGATATAAGAGGAAACGAAAGCACATATTCTAATCAGGCTAATTATGTAATTGATCATACAGCTCCAGATGCTCCAGGTGGATGTACTGTTAAATTAACTTGGTAAAATAAGGGGTATTGAATAATGGTACGAATTGACCTTGAGTATTATAAAACTGTCGCTAAAATAGTAGATGATCCTAAAGCATTAAAATTAGAATTACTTGATTTAATTAATGAAATAGAGAGTGATTCTATCTATAAATCGGTAATAGCAATAATGAGGAATGAACCGTATGAGACTTAAACAATATATAAATGAAAAGCGAAAGGATATAGAAGTCATATGGATAAACTTACTTAAAGATTGTAAACCTTTCCTTAAAGAATTGAAAAGGTCTATGAGTAGTACTGATGGTGATTTCTTTTATAGAGGTTATAGTTCTTTTAATAGTGGTGCTAGTGGTATAGAGAAAAAGAAAACCAGAAGAGATAGGTATCCAAAAGATACTCCTGTTAGGGTTCATGAAACATTAAATAGCAAATTTTATGATAAATTTGGATGGAATGTAAGAAGTGAAGGTGTTTTTACTAGTGCAAATGTTTCTTTTGCTGAATCTTATGGTAAATCAGTATTATTTTTCCCAATTGGTAAGTATGAATATGTATGGTCACCAAAGGTAAAAGATTTATTTGAATATATTGGTGCTGAAGGTTTAGAATATGTTGAAGATGCTCTGAGAGGAATATATAGTGAGGATGATGAAGAAGAGTATGAGCGAGAATATGGTGAAGATGAAAAAGGTGAATGGGAATTAGATGATGAAGGTAATAGAGAATTTTGGATTCCAGAAGTTGAATTAGATGATTTTATGGAAAGAAGAATGATTGATATTATTGATGATTTCGACAATACTATATTTAAAGCCGTAAGTACATTCAAATCAAATGATATGGCTGGAGCTTTAAAATCTGGAAATGAAATAGTATTTGGATGCAAGGAATACTATCTTATAAATAAACATTATATAGAACAAATTAGAGAGAAATTAGGCAATTTATAATTCCAATGGATCACCTTCATTCAGTATAGTCTCCTTGATTTCAAAACCTTCCATAGAATAATATCTGGATCGTATACCATTGTGTTTTGATAGGTATTTTGTTTGATCTTGTATATCATAAATGGTAGCACCTGTATCTTCTTTCTTCTCATGTTTCCTTAAAGCTCTACCTATACTCTGCAACACCCTAATCTTACTCTTGAATGGACTAGCCAATACAACATGTGATAAGGAAGGTATATTTACACCCGTGCTTAGGATTCCGTAGGTCGCAATCAATACTATATCCTTCCTTTTTTCCATCCTTTTTCTCCATTTCTCCCTTTCATCCACATCATCCCTACCAGAAAGGAACACCACTTCCTTCTTCACCACATCTATAAGCCAGTCCCTTAAATATTCACCCTCCTTCTCTACCTTACCAACCAATAATAGTATATTATCATCTATACTCTTTACAATTGTCTTTAATACTGATAAACGATACTCATTTGTGAATACTTCATCCTTTACCTCATTATAGGTACCTTCAAATGGTTCGTTATATGATATATCAATGATGTTTACATTACATTTACTTATGTAACCATCTTTTGCTAATGTAGCACTTGAATATTCTGCTATTGTAATACCCAAATAACCATTCACATTTAGATTATCTAATTTCCCTGCATGTAATGTACCTGTGCATCCAAAACGATATTTTATATGTGGGGTTTTCTTCAATAAAGTATTTAGGGAATAAGCTTTTACACCATGGCATTCATCTATCGTAATTGATTGAAAATCTTTTAATCTATCTGTGTTTCTTATTAGTGTTTGCCAAGTAGCGATTACTATATCTTTGTCCCATTCCTTATATTTTTGATATACTCTACCTAATTTATATTTTATACCATATTCCTTAAAATCATTATACATTTGTTCTACAAGAGATTTTGTCGGTACAACAATTAAACATTTTTCTACTTTTTTGTTTTCTAGTAGGGTTTTTAATATATATGTTATCACACAACTTTTACCGCCGGCTGTTGCTATTCTTATTATTCCCTTTGTATATTTGATAGCTTTCTCTATGCAATCAGATTGATAAGGATATGGAAAATATTTCAAATCATATTCAGGTTCCAATTCTGTGCCCATAAATAATTCTTTTACTTCTTGTGATACTTTGGTTTTGATTGCTCGTGGAAAACAAGTTTTATTGATCCTCAATAATTCAAATAAAAGACCGTAAGGCAATACTCCACCTGATTTCATGAGACAGATCTTTCCGTTCCAAACCCCTGCTTTATATTTTGGTACGAATTGATAACCTTCTACGAAATAATTAAATTCCTCTTTTAACATCTCCATATAATCATAATCAGATGATTCTATTCTTATATGTAGTGGATCTTTTAATGTTACATTACAAATTGTTTCTTCCATTAGCATTCCTCTATTCCTAATTGTGGATATCTGCATCCATCCTTTTTATGTGCTTCAATATGGCATTCCTCACAAAGGATAATACAATTATCCATATCAGCACTTAATAGTGGTTCTATATTGATCGGATAAATATGGTGGCACTGTATATTTTCTTCGGAACCACAATAAACACACTGATATTCATCTCGTTCCAGTACCATTTTTTTAAGGTCTGGCTGCACTTCTCTTTCTAATTCTAGCCAGGGTAGTCTTCCTGCTCTTATTGCATCTTCTTTTATAATGGTTGATGTTTTCTTACCGAATATTGAACAACTATGTTTACATTCATCAGAACAATAAAATCTATATTCACCATTTTTTGTATTTTTTAATACCTTTATTCTACCTCTTACATTATTATATGTTGGTATATGCCACTTATCACACTTAAAACACTTCACTTCAAGGACATTAGGATCATCTTTGTTCCTTCTAACCTCTTCACACCATTCTAATTGAGGTGCATAAGTATCATAATAGGACAAGTTTTTTTGTGAATATCCACCTTTCCAAAGATGGCTATGTTTATCAATATATTTGTCTTTCAATGTTTTACTTATTTTCCTTTTAGTTTCATCGGATACCACCCTATTTTTCTGTGATTTACTCATCTTTTTCTTTGATTCTTCTGATGGATATATACCTATATTACTTTTTCTTATCTTTTCCTTTGTTTCTTCTGAATGTTTTCTGCCTTTATGTCCACAACTATTTGAACAATGCTCAACTCTTTTAATACCTAAAAATTCCTCTCCACATGTAAGGCATATTTTTAAATGATATGTTCTTTTCTGTACTATATCATAAAAACTTTTATTTCTATTTAACCTTATATTTTCAATATTGTCCCAGCAGATTTTCATAATAGACTTAGCTCCTTATATAAATAGATTTGGAAGGGACAGTTCGGTAAATAGCTCCACCGAATTGGTAGGATATTACAGTATCCTACCTCACCTTCACTTCTATTTATATAATTCCATCTCCTTTTACTTATTCCTCCTCCTCTATATATTGTCTTTTCAAAAGAAACATACCCATAGTTACTGTGGCTACTTCCCATCCATCTTTACCATATTCATCTAATTTCTTTGCTTCACTGGTTTCAATCCATTTATATTCCCAACATACTTTCATATTCTACTCTCCTCCCTTTCATTCCTGTAATATTCCATAATATCATTGATACTTTTTATTCCTTTATTCAAGCGATATAATACTTTTTTTGGTATTGATATTTGTGAATGTAAAAGTAAATCAGCAGCAGATTTCCAAGTATCCTGTTTTTTATATTCTTCATTAACCTCTATTTTTTGTTTCTTCCATTCATCATGTATTATCCAGGTTACGAATCCTTCTTCTTTTTCTCTTTTCAACAAATCATCATTGTTATCATTTATTTCAACCGCCATACTCTGAATAGATCCTTCTCCTATATAATAAATAAGACACTGTGGTAGTATATCTACTTTGTCATCATATAAAAATACAAATGTTTCAGGTTTCATTTTATATACCTCGCCTTTCATTCTCGGAAAAAACTTTCATATTCCATCCTCCTTGATATTCTCTAACATTCTACCTTTTTATCATTAATAGAACAGTATTTTCTTTTTAGAACAAACATTCCTCCATCATTCATAATACCTGGATAATGACAACAAAGTTCCCAACCTTCTATTCCAAGGTAATCCAATTCACCTGAAGTACATATATGTATATATTTGTATTCCCAATGAGTTTTTTTCATTTGTGTAATTTCTTTTTCTTCAGCTACCATTTTATATTCCTCTCCTTTCGTTATTACCAAATTCTTTCATATTCCATTGAACTTTTTCTAAGCCGCGCCAGCACATATCAAAAAACTCAACCCTGATTTTTTGCCGTTTCAAAATATTTTTCATGAGGACAATTTTCATATCTCCTGGAAGGTAGTATTTCTCGATTTCTGGTTTTGAAAGCTCTTTTTCAGATTCAAACCTATAGTAATCATATTGCCGCCCCATTAGGAGGTCAAGCTTAGACTCTAGGTCCTCCAGCGCCGCCTTCTCCTTGATCCAAAATTCCTTATATTTAATAACCAAGAATGAATTGTCCTGGAGTTTATCCTGGAGGTTTAATTCATTGAAAGATACCAGATCTTCAATTGGATATTGCTCTTTCAAATCATTTAGTATTTGTTCAGTTTCGTTCATCTATATCCTATGAAATATTTATACTTCATAATCTATTTATAACATATATCATACTGGATGTAAACATGTTTACATTTTTATCCGTATGGTGTATAATAAGACAAATGAGAAAAAATTGTGTGTGTAAGGAGAAAAGAATGTATGGATATGAAAATACATAAATCAGTTATATTTTTATTTGTTCTAAATTGGATGGATGCAATATTTACAACTATTCATCTATATATGGGTGCGGTTGAAATTAATACTATAATAAATCTATTAATTAGTGTAGGTGGTATACCATTTTTTATATTCGTAAAGATGGCTATAATTACAATTTTGGTAGGTATCTTGAATAAAAACTATGCTACTAATCATTTTGTTCCATATGCAGTATGGGCATTTAATATTATGTATGGACTTATCGTAGGTCATCAATTGGTTTTGTTTGTTTTGTAATATTACTACTAATTTAAAAGGAGAGAAAATGTCTGAAAAATGTGAAATTTGTGGAAATGAGAAAAATGTTATTTATGTTGAAAAAAGAAAGGAAAAATGGTCTACTTGTGCATTTGTATGGTTGATAATATTATCAGTTTTTATACCACTTATAGGTGGTATTTTTGGAATAATAGGTATATTTTCTAAATCTAAAGAAAAACAAGGTACAATTTTACTTTTGATAAGTATTGCTATGCTAGTAGTATCAATTTTAATAATTTAAATAGGAGGTAAACAGAATGTTAGAATATATTATCACATGGAATGCTGGTTATGGTGATGAATATGAAGTAGTGGAAGCTGAAACAGAGAATGAAGCTATAGATATTGCTTATGACTATTGGAACGAAGATGTACAAAGTAACTCTAATTATGGTGTACTAGGTGAAGCAACAGAAGAATTGAAAAAAGAATATGGATTATAAGAGAGGATAAAATATGATAAATGATGTGATAAGACATCCTGATGGATATTATTGTCCTAATTGTGGATGTGGTGAAATTTATTTTTGGATGGAATTAGAAAATTGGGATAACATGACAGATGAAGAAAAGAAATCATATGAAAACTGTCCGTGTTGTCATTATGGACTATGATGATCAGGTTTATGATGGTACATGTATATGTCCTGTATGTGGATATATAATTTCAGAATGTATTATGACTTATTCAAAATATGATTACGAATGTCCGAAATGTAAACAAGCTACATTAAAAGAATTTAAGAAAGAATTGACAGAATGGCAAAAATCTTTATAATAATCAAAAGAGGCAATGAATGGCTAAAATAATAAGAACGAATATGGGTGCTTATATCAACTCCCAGATTATGCACTAACAGAAGATAGAATGTTAGCTATCAAAGAATGGAGTGATGTGTATTATGAAGCAAAAGATGCATTAGAAGAAATAGAAAGGGAATTAAAATGTCTAAAATATTCGTAGTAATCAAAAGAGGCAATGATTGGTTGATTGGTGAAACTGACTTTCAAACCTTCACCGCAGTAAAGAAGGTTAAGAGATTGAAGGATGTTAAGGATGTAGTGAATACAAAAACTCTTAAAAAGTATTTGAAGGACAATAAAAAGGATGAACTGTTTGAAAAAATACTTAAAAATATTGATGCTAAAAGTGTCTATGTCATGAACAAACCTATGTTTCAGGAAACCGAAACAGTTCAAGATGATTGGATGAAACACTTTAATGTGAAGTGTAAGAAATGTACTGAATCCTGTAAACAAAGTAATAAGGTAAAGGTGGTAAAATGTCTTCAATTCAATCCAAAGAAGAAATAGAAATTATAAGTATACCATTAGCAGTACCATCGGAAGTAAAAAATGCTTTATTTAATTCTTTAACATTTGAAGGTAGAAATTTATTATTTGAAGTGATGTCATATAAATTTACAGAAACTATAAATGAATTTTTTGAGACTATTGGTAAATTAGATAGTAAAAAGAAAATGGATAAATTTTATATAGGAAAGAGAGATGATAAATGATAAATGAAAGATAAAAAATTGAGAGAAGCATTAAATTGTGTTGATGAATATGACTTAGATAGATTACCATCAAAAATGTCAAATTTGAATAAACAGATTGGTATTATAAATAAGAAATTTGATTTACTTGCTAATAAAATTAGTGTAAAATTTAAGTATCAGAAGGATTATCCAGAAATAGAATTAGTGGAGGCAAAATTGGATGAATAGTGAGTTTTTAGAAAAGATGATAATTAAAGGTTTATTGGAAGATAAGCAGTTCCTTATTTTAGTTTCACAGGTATTTGAAAAGGAATATTTTGATGACCCAACTGTAAGTGAAGTGTTTCAAGTATCCAAAGATTATATAACAAAGTATAAGAAAGTACCTCCAAAAGATGTGATTATAAATAGTGTTGAAAACTCAAGTGACATAAAAGAGTTGTTCAAAGAGATTGATTCCACAGACTTTGATGTAGTTAAAAACTATAATAATCTTATAACAGAAACAAATATCAGGTTAAAAGAGCAGGCTGTCAAGCAGGCCATTATAGAATCTGTTGGAATAATTGATGAGGGTGGTGATATATCCCAGATCAGAAAAAAGGTTGAAGATGCCTTATGTAAGGATATTAACATAGACCTTGGATTAAAGTATTTTGAGGATTTAGGTACTAGATTAAAACGAATATTTAATACTACTAATGTGAGGATACCAACATATTTTCCTGCGTTTGATGAAATGATATCAGGTGGTTTTCCACCATTGACCCTATCCGTTTTGGTATCAAGGATACACGGTGGTAAATCCAATAGTATGGCGAATTTTGCTGCACGCCAGGTCTTACATGGTCATAATGTAGCAATAATGTCCATGGAAATGTCCCAGGATGCCTTTGCACAAAGAGTAGATTCAATATTATCATTAATGGACATTAACCGTATGTATATGAGTGATACTTATAAAAATAAACTGGTTAAGAAATTAGGAAATATGAAACAAAAGTTCCCAGAAAGAGGTGAATTGTTTATTAAAGAATTTCCAACAGGTGCTGCCTCTGTTGCCGACCTTAGGATGTATTTAAGAGAATTAATTATCAGAGGTATAAAATTAAGTATTATGTATGTGGATTATATTAATTTAATGATAACTGAAGCTAAAACAGGCTCAGATATGTATAGTATAGTAAAGAAAGTATCCGAGGAATTAAGAGCTTTGTCATTTGAATTTGGTATACCCGTTGTAAGTGTTAGTCAGTTGAATAGGTCTGGTTCCTTTGCAAATTTTGAGGAATTGGATTTTACCTATTTAGCGGAAAGTATGGGTACAGCAGCAACTGCCGACTTTATCAGTATATATGGTTTGAATGAAGATGAAGCGCTGTATCAAAATGAGATTCATGGTAAGATAGTCAAAAACAGGCTAGGTGGGCAAGTAGGGAATTTCTTCAAACTATTTTTGGATAGCAGAACTTTGAAGTTGTATGATGAAACTGAATTGGATATGTGGATATCCGATGCTAAGGAAACTTTGGATGAAAGGGAAGTGTTCAAAAGGAAACCTAATACTGGAGGAAATAAGTAAAATGAGTGAAATGGATCTATATAAAGGTAAGATAAAGAAGATTGAAGTGGATGATAAAGTATCCTGGTTACAAGAAACCTTGGAAAGTAATAATTTCGGAAGAGATCATTTTAAGAAATGGGATATGTGTTTTAATGATATTGATGATTTGGAAGCAGCTATAGAAGATGAATTATATCAGAAGTATTGTATATTGAATGATGATATATACGAATTCGTTGAATTTGAAGAAATGGATAAAATAAATACTATGACAAGGAATAGTGATGGAACCATTAGTTTTATTGTTAATTACTATAATGGTGCAGGTTTAGAAGAAGTACTTGAACAAATGTTGAATGATGGAGGTTTATAATGGATAGTGAATTCAAAAGAATGAGATGGATGAGATTGAAGAATATTATTGAGACATTATATACAGAAGAATATTTTGAAATAGGCACATATAATAATATGATAAATTGTATGGAGACAATCAAACCTGAGATAAAGGAAGAGGAAGAGGATGAAGAGTACGAAGAGTACGAAGAGTACGATAAAGAATATTGTGCAAATCTTCAAAAGTGTAATTGTCCTGAATGTAGGAAATTGAGAGAAAAGGAGGATGTATAATGAATATAAGTGCTTATCAATTAGCTCAACGCTTTACAGGCATCAAGGAAGTGAATGGACCAGTAGCCAATCCACAAATTCTTACTATGTTACAATTGGATGATAAGTGGCCTAAGGATGATGCTGTACCGTGGTGTAGTGCATTTGTTAATTATATCGCATGGTTACTAAGATTACCAAGATCTAAAAGTTTAAGGGCAAGATCATGGCTGGAAGTAGGCACACCTATAAAACTTATAGATGCTAAGCCAGGATATGATGTTGCTATTATTAAACGAAACCCAGATGACCCTGGACCAGAAGTTATTGAATATCAAGGACATGTTGGTTTCTTTTCAAGTATGGAAGATGGTGATATATACATATTAGGTGGTAATCAAAGCAATTCAGTAACACTAAATCAATATAGTTATGGTAGACTGTTAGGAATTAGACGCCTATATGATCTTCCCACTTTTCCCACAGCAAATGATGAAGTTGCACGAATGGTATAGTAAAACCATCGGGCATTTGTTCCCATATGAAGGTCTGAAGCGACAGCTAGTGTTAAATTGAATAAGGGAAGCGAAACTATGGTTTCTTCCCCGAGGAACATAAAAAATAAAATGCCCTGGATGAAGGTAGTATAAAATGTAGAAGAGGAGTATAATTATGAAAAAGGAGTTGCTGTTTTCAGTAACCAAGAAAGATTTAAAGGTTAATTATTTTTCTGGAACAGGACCAGGTGGTCAAAATCGTAATAAGAATCAGAATTGTGTGAGAATCCAACATACTGATTCAAGTGCTTTAGTTACAGGACAATCAAACAAAAGTAGACAAGCTAATATAAAAGAAGCTATGAATAATCTTGTTAAACATCCAAAATTTAAATTATGGCATGCTAATAAGATATATGAATATAGTACTGGTAAGACAATAGAAGAACTTGTAAAAGAACAAATGTCACCTGAAAAATTAAAAGTTGAAGGTAAAGTGAATAATAAATGGAGTGAAATATGTCCACAGAAAGATTAGATGAAAATTACTTGTATATAAATAATATTAACAGTGAGTTAGAAATAGGGATGTTCCCTGATTCTAATGTGAGAGTGAGAGGAAGGTATAAAAAGAGTTTTTTTGAAAGGTTCATCAACTTATTTGCAGGTAAAAGAGAGATGGAGTCTGAATTTAAACTCAATTTTGATGCACAGGAACTTAGAGAGATATCAGATATTACAAAAAAGCTTCAATTGAAAACACTGAATAACTCTAAAAACCTGATATTCAATATAGAGAAAACTAGTGGTGCTGCAATTATACCCACCAAAGCTCATCCTACAGATGTTGGTTATGATCTATATAGCCCATTTGAATTCACAGTAGAAGCTAGTGAAACAAAGATGATAGACTTTCATATTAAGATTGGATTGGAACCAGGATGGGAAGCACAAGTTCGTAATAGGTCCGGAATTGTGGTAAATTATCATTGTATGATTCCATTGGGAGTAGGTACAATAGATCCACACTACAGGGGGAACATAAAAGCTTTATTCTACAATTTTGGAAGGGAACCTGTAACATTCAAAGCAGGAAGCAGGGTAGCACAGTTGGTTATCAAGAAAACGGAAGATGTTTATTTGAAAGAAGGTAAAGTTAATATGGATACTGAAAGAGGCATGGGTGGTTTTGGAAGTAGTTCCAATCCTCATTTTGAGGGAGGAGTATAATGTTAATATTTGATTTAATACTTGGAGCAGGAGTTGTTGCTTTATATTTTTTTGCTATCGCTATGGGATTAGTTGTTACATGTGTGATAATAGGATTAGTAGGAATTATTGAATTTATTAACTGGGTAAATGAAGAGAAATGTTACTGAAAATGAGTACAGACTTAGAATAAATACCGAGTCTTTACAAAAAAGACATTAGATGTTATAATAGAAGAAAAAAAGGAGTATAAATTGTGGGTGATAATAGAATACCGTCAAAAGAAAAACAAGATATAGATTATAATAATTGGTTGAAGGAACAAGAAATTAGAGATGTAGATACTGAAGAAATAAAAGATAAACTTGTTACAGAATTAAAATTCCTTTCTAATATGAATGTAAAAGAATATACCTTGTGGCGTAAATGGTGTGAAATACAAGAAAAATACCCTGTAAAATCATCAAATGTAGGATTATATTTCAAAAATGCTAATAAATCTTCTATTAATGCTGAATTAGAACAATTGAAAAATAATATATGGATACCCGAATCTCCTAAAGATTACTTAAAATTAGAGCCTATTGTTATTTCTACTAATGATAAAAAGAAAGTAGGTAGTATTAAAATTTGGAATCAATTGAGAGTATTTATTCACACCATGATTAATAATTCCAATATTGGTAGAAATCTGTATTTTCTTATTATAGATAATGTAACAGGTAAGTATCTCGGTATTACTTGTTTATCCTCTGATTTCATGGATTTGACACCAAGGGACAACTATATTAGATGGACAAGGGATCAGAGAACAAAAGGAAAAAGAATTAACCACACTTCTATTGCTTCCACCATAGTACCTACTCAACCATTAGGATTCAATTTTCTTGGTGGTAAATTGATGGCTCTTATGGCAATATCAAAAGTTCCTGAAACTACATGGAATAATCATTATAAGGATATTTTAGCAGGTGTTACAACTACAAGTTTATATAGTTCCTTTTCACAATATCAAAATTTGAATTACTGGAATAAAAGAGGACATTCTGCTGGTTCTATTAAATTTGAACCTACAAGAAAAACTATTAAAGCAACAATGGAATGGTTAAAATGTAAGGAACCAAGAAAGTATTGGGAATGGTGGTTAGCTACTGGTATAGATGGAATGCCTTTGAAAAGAGATTACAAACAAAGGTCATTAGCTTATGTTTACAGACAAATGGAAATTCCTAAAGAATATTTTGAAACTAATCATCAAAGAGGCATATACTTCTGTACTCTATATAATAATACTTGTGAGTTTCTACGGGAAGATATTAGTAGTGATAAATTAGTGAAAAGATTTGATAATAGTCAGGAAGCATTGACGAAAATATGGAAAGAGAAATATGCTAAAAAACGAGTGAAAAAGTTATTGGAAGAATGCAGATACAATACTAATGGTTTGTTCTATGATGGTATGATTGGTAAAACTTGGGAAGAATCAAGGGAAATTTATTTGGGGGAAGTTGGGAGATGAAATATTTTATAGATACTGAATTTATTGAATATCCTTGTACGATTG